GCCAACCATATGCAGTACCACCAGTACTACCAAGACTATTGGTAGTATAGTGAAGCATATTGATGCCATGGATATGAGTAAATGATCCTGGGAAGTTAGTTCCATTCCAAATATCAAAGAAACCAGAACCACCGTGGAATGTTTCATTAGCACCATAACCACTGTGTCCCATAGAACCAACGTGATAATTGGCATCTGATGTATAATCAATTCTTCTACTATAATTATTCTTTCCACTAAGTCCCATACTAACTTTAAAATCAGTGAGACCCAAATATCTCAAATACGCATCGTCAGAACAATAGATTCTAGTTAATCTGGTTGCAAATCCAGAATCTCCAGAAGTTGTATTGATCCATCCAGCCTGAATGTAACCATTACCATCAGTTCTTACAACTTCGTTAGCATTATCTGCACGACCATCAGTATTAAGTGGAAGTCCTCCAAGATATTGGGCATTTAGATTGTTAACTTGTGTAGTAGAAGTAACGGTAAGTGGCGCAGTTCCTGTTGCAATCGTGGAGATTAGTCTTGTGCCTTGAATGGTGCCCGTAATTGTAGTATTACCGGTAGAATCCAAAGTAAATTGATCACCCCCTGCAGAGTTTCTTAATATAAGACTGGTTGTATATTGCAGATATAAACTATTACTGTAATATTGAATTTTCGCTGCCTTGTTGCCAGTCCAAGTACCACCACTTGTCAAAGTAATATCTGCATTGGCTGACAGACTAATAGCACCACTACCACCATTAAATGTAACGTCATCAACAAATGTTGGAGTAGCAGTTAGATTATATGAAGAACCATTACCGATCAAAATTGCACCGTTAGCAGGCAATGCTTGAAGTCCTGTACCACCTCTAGTAATTGGAATATTACCTTGAATGTTATTGATGTCTAAGTAATAGGAAGCAGAATTACCGTTAAATGTTGCTGCATCAACATCTCCACCTTGCGATAAAGTCTTAAGATAGACAGAACCAGAACCATCGGTAGTAATACCAAAGGTAGAATTTTTAAATTTAGATACACCCAGAGTTGAATATGCATCCAAGGTCGGAGCTACTCTATTTAAAGTAAGATTGACAACTCCATAATAAGTATTAATTCCAACTCCACCAGGTGCAAGATCAGCAGTTGTATAAGTTACACCAATTGGTTGTGTAGTACCAATACCAACAGAAGTTACTACCTTTTGGTAAGAAGAATCGCCTCTGAGGAATGTTTGATTATTTGCGGAACCAGTACCAAGTCTAGTTGGCGAAATTACACCACTTACAATATTTCCTGCATCTACTGTACTTGTAGCGAGAAGAGCCCAATTAGTTTCATCAGTTGATGATGTGTTAACTGTTGATGTGTATGTAATATTTTGTTCAGTAAACGTTACAATACCTGCACCATTAACATTAGTAATATCAATAGTATTATACAACAGTCCGTTAGCGGACAAGATAGAATCGGATCTTGTTAAATGTAATGTAAATGTATTTTGAGTTCTGGATCCAATGAAGTAGAAGTATCCCGTTGAAATTCCTGTCGGTAAAGATCCACCAGAAGTTATCCGTACCGGATCACCTTGAGTGAATCCGTGATTCACAAAAGTGATTTGACTGGTATCCGTATTGATTCCAAGTCTAGTGATGGATTGTGTACCAGTACCACTAGTTTCGAAATTAAGTTTTGTGGAAAGAGCGTAATTAGTATAAAGTTCTACGGAGGTTATTCCAATTCTCTTCACATAGTAGGTTTCAAGAAGAACAAGTGGTGCAACTGCATTTCCAGTTGAGTAGTATCTTACTGGGTCACCATCTGAGAAAATTGTATTTGAAACCCCAACAATAATTCTATCATTTGTGAAATCTACATCTCCACCAACACCAATATCAGTACCATTAAATGTTACTGTAGTGGCAGTACCAACATTAGTTGAAATCGCAACTGCGTTTCTATCAGAAATATAATCTGGAAGTATTGTAGAACCTTGGAATTTTTGATTATTTGTGAGTGTTAAATAAAGTCTGGTCTCTACAGATCCAATTCTAACGGTAAAGTCCGAACCACCAGTTCTGCCCCCAATTAAAGTAGAAGCGACACTTACATAATCACCAGAAGCAAAGTATCTACCTCCAGTTTCAATCGCAACCTGAGAGACAGTACCACCAGCACTAACGGTGACCGTTGCGGTCATATTTGTACCAATACCAGTATTACGAATTACTTGGACGCCACTGTAAATACCCGCAACATTATATCCAGAACCACCAGCCAAAGTATTGAGTGTTAATCCAACACCCCTCACAAGACCAGTGGTTCCATAAGATGGATGTGATGGTGTAGTTACGATACCAATTGCTCCACCTTGAGATACTGTACCTGTTACTGTATCTCCATTTTGGAAATTGTAGACAGTAGTACTATCAAGAATGAGATATTGTCTAATAACATCACTTACTAGTACGTAGGCATTAATTGGTTCAACTACTGTATCTCCACTTAAAATATTAGCGGCTGGTATTCTATTTGCAAGTGAAGTTTTACCTCCCTCATATATGGTTCTATAGTAGTTAACAACTTTAGGTGGAATTAGATCAGCGTTAATTTGTCCAATTGAGTTTAATTGTACTACTGAGTTTGGAATTGCATTAGTTGAAACAGTTTTATCAATAAAGGAACCCAATCTGTTATTAAGGAATGATCTTATTGCTAACTGAGTCGAAACTCTCTTATTCTGAGCTCCACCAATTTCATTATCACCCAATCCAATGTCTCCGGAGAATTCTTCAATCTGAATACCTCCAGAAAGAGATAGTCGGATAGAATCCAAAGTACCAATGGTTACGGTATTATTGAAGATAATATTACCAGTTCTGTTAAATGCGGTAATAAAGTCACCAATTAAGAAGTCTCCAAGTTCATTCGTACCCGATGAATAAACTCTACCACCAAGTTCCGAAACCTGTTGTGTTCTCACATCACCTTTACCACCGTTTTGTGGTAGAGCATTATAATCAATACCAGAACCAGAGAATTCCCAAGTATGTGATGAGGAGTTAACAATAGATGGTCTATGGAAATTTAAAGTATAATTTTCTGGTAGTGAAGAAATACCAATGATATTTGTTCCAGCAGATGTGGAATCTACTTTAAAGTTAATTGACCAATACGTAGCAATTCCAGTTACAGATGTAACTGCAATTGAAACAGGTACGGGACTGTGATCCGCAATATTGAGAGCTGCACCTCCAGTAACCGCAAAGTTTCTTCTTACACCGGATGCAGACTCTACAGAAACAACAAGTTCTCTACTTGATGAATTATAAGTTAATGCATATCCAACCGCAGTTCCTCCAGTTACAGTTTGTGATACTTGTCTACCAGAAACAAATCTAAGAGTTGAGGATGTTGATCCAAGTGATATTTTCTGGAAGTTGTTATGAGCTTCTACGATTTCTTTAACAAAGAACTCTTGATTATTTTTAGTAAATGTGTTAATGCCAGTAGTAGTTGAAGTTAGATTGACTAGTTGTGTAAAACTATCGTCCTCATATAATTTGAAACTTGTAGAATCAATATATTGGACATAATATTGGTTCTCGTTAACTAGACCTCCAATAATTCTTGCTGGAATAACGCCTTCATCACCAAAGTATACGACTGAATCTCCCTGTGCGAATGGGTGACCAACAATATTGAATACGTCATTGTTTACGTCTACAGATGTGGCAGCATTAAATTCTTCAGATACTACAAGTGGTTTGAATGTATTGGTTCTATCTACCAATTGATTATCAAAGAATCGTGTAACGTATAGATCCTGATCGCTTCTTCCAGCTCCAACTACTCGTAGAGTTTGATATCCACCAGCAGTACCAGTAGCAGCAATTCTTCCACGGTCAAATGCGAATGAATTTTGACTAAATCCAGTAGATCTTAATGCATAATATCCAAAGTTAGTAGCGGAGTTGGTAATAGATAGATATCCACCAGATTGTGCAAGTGAACCATAACGACAGAAGATTTGGAAACAAGAAACAACCTGAGAGTATCCATCGTTAATAACACGCCAACCAATACCACCAAAGGAAACCATGGTAAAGGCATTGGCAACCATAGATTTTCCAAATTCTGGTTGAGCACCAAGAACTGGAGTTTCAGATTCTTGTGGAATAATCGCTGTGTTTGGCGAAAGAACCTTGGAACCATCAACCAACATTCCATTTCCGCCAAGGAATGAGAGAATAGAACAGTTCTGAATATATGGGGATCTTGTAATAATTGGTTTGCTTGTCTTGATAGCATAACCAGCTCTACTTGTAAATGGATCTGATGGATCATCGAAGGAAACAGCATAATCAAACGTATACTGAGGAACGCCTGCAGCGTCCACAAAATCTTTCATTGCAAATCCAGTAAGATAACAACCGTTTCGTACCCTTATAAGGTCTTTACCTGCATTCTGGGGACGAATAATGGTGTTTCTGAGGTTGTCACCAATAACTGCAACGTCTTCGTAAAGAATAAGGGGATTATCTTCAACATACTCTCCAGCTTCTACAATAATACAAACTGGATTTGATTTGGATGTCGGTAATATTAATTCTGGAGCTGCTGTGGTTCCTAATCCAACAATTGTAGTAATAATTCCAACTAGTGTTGAAATAGAAGACAGTACATTTGAACAAGAGGTTGTTGCATAACCTACTGGATTTGCTTCAATATCAATAATAAGATTATTATTGAACGATTGGGAAGTGGTGGTCTGATATAATCCTACCGGTCTTTGAATTGCAGGAGCTGCGGTAATACCTTGACCAACAATTGTAGTAATAATTCCGATGTAGTTATTAATTGATGAACGAACATCCGCACAACAAAGATACCCATAAGAATTTCCCGCACCACAAGTTGCATCATATGCAATAGTTAGGTTTTTAACTTGCGTAGTAGACCCAACACCAACTTGATATGATTGTGGAACTGTAATATTATTGATAATATAACTTGAAATTCCGGCAATATACTTAAATGCTGCTACAGTTTCTACTTGTTCACCGGTTACATAACTCGTTCCAAGTCCACTCCAGTAAGAAACGCCAGCTCCAACGGACTTATAATTTCCACCATACTTAATGTCATAAGAAATAGCATCAACGATATGACCAACATCTCTTAGACACTTGGTTCTATTATATGTCGGATTACTTAACAGTCCTGGATAAATTGCAGTTACATATCCTACTGCTTCGGCTTTAATATAATCTTTATTGAGGGTAAGTAGTGCAGAAGCATCATCATATCTTCCACCTGGATCTGCATCAGCAATTGATATATTATTGATAACGTACTTGGACATATCAACAATGTATCGAAAAGCATCAATGGTCTCTACAGATTCACCAGCAACATAACTTGTACCAACGCCACTCCAGTATGAAATGCCAGCTCCAACTGACCTTGAGTTTCCACTATAACCCAAATCATAAGCAATAGCATCTACGATATAACCAACGTCTCTCCTACAAATGGTTCTATCCCAATCTGGATTTGTTGAAATGCCTGGATAAGTAGCAGTAATAAATCCTACAACTTCTTCTTGAATAAATTCTTTATTCAGGTTAAGTTGGTCCGCTGCATCTAGATATCTTCCAGGAGGTAAAACAAATGACTCAAATGATGCTAATTGAGCCGCCTTTTTAATACTTTGGACTGGTCTTGTCTTACCATCATAAAGATCACTACCATTTGCAGAAGATACATAAATTCTATTCTCATATAATCCTGCAGTAGCAAATCCAAGATTTCCATAAGTATCAACGGTAAGGACCATTCCATCCGTACCCTGATTTGGTGGTAAAGTTAAAGTATAATTGGTTGCAATTCCAGCATTCGATAACTTAAATTGTACTGTTTTGTCTTCTAAAGTCTGAGTATTAATTCCAACAAAACTTAAAGTACTCAATCCAACCTGATTGAGTGTCGAAATTCCTGTATAGTTAAGATTGGAACCCTGAAGGAATGTAACAATACCTGATCTTGAGTTTAAATTAGTTACGCCAAGAATTTCATTAGTATTTCCACTAATTGTTACACTACCTTGACCTACGGTAAGAACTCCAGTAACTCTTGCGTTACCCGTTACAAGGAAGTCGGTATTACCATATCCAATTTTAACATTACCAATTGAACCAAGTCCACTGTAACTTATATTAGTACCAGAAAGTTCTGTTACAACACCAACTGCGGCTTTAAGATTTCCAATCGTACCAATTCCCGGTACATTAATTTGTTCTACAATTAGACCAGAAGTAATGATAGTCGTATCTGCAATAACAGTATCAAAGCTACCAATACCCGAAAAATATGCGTTTCTACCTCTTAAGTTTGGAATTGTACTAATTCCCGAGAATGAATCTTCAAAATAGAAATTGCCCGTTATAACTGCACCCTGGGGATAATCAAATTGATAGGTATCTAAACGTCTAAATCTGAATAGTTGCGTTACAATACCAACCTGTGATGGTGGTTGGGATATGGTAATAGCACTAGAACCAATTGAAATAACTGTGGTATTTGGAAGAATATATTCTCCAGCAGTTACCACTTCTCCAGCAATAATTCCTGCAGTAGCAATACCAGTAATAGTAGTTACTCCTGTATTGGAAAGAGTACCTTGATAAATTCTTTCTCCTACTGGTGAGGTAGTGTTCTGTGAAAGAATTACTGATCCTATACCAATAGAAGTTACTGTACTTCCTACAGCAATATAAGTACCAGTTGCGGCAGAACCAACGTAGATATTTGAGGTATCAATGCCAGCAATTTTATTTCCGTTTGCAGTTTCTACATATCCTGTAGTAGTTTGAGTCGGAGTCACATTTTGTGCAAATGCACTAAGTCCAAAGGAACTATTACCAATTGAAGCAACTACAGTTCCCGGTAATAAATAATCATTTGTTACTGCATATCCCACACTAACGTTTTGTGTTGCAATTCCAGTAATTGAAAGTGTGCTTGCGTATGCAAGAGTACCTTGATACGTAACTAATAATGGATAATCTACAACTACTCTTTGTGATGCACTAAATTCAGTAGCTCTTATATGATTAACTCCAGTAATATCAGCAGTTTCCCCATCAATCGTAACTGATCCAGAACCAACGGTTAGAATTCCACTTACTCTAGCATTTCCAGTTACATCTAAATTAATGGTACTTTGTGAAGATAATTCAAAATTTTGATTGGAACTTGTGGTGGTATTTGTTGAATATTGGGATAGTAAAATAATTGCAGTTTCAACTCCTACAATCGTAGTTCCTGATCTAATATAAGGTCCAGATATAGCCTGACCAGATCTTGCAGTTGATACTCCAATAACAGTAATAATCTTTGTTGGACTTGAACCAAGAGTTGGTGGAGTTAAACCAATACCGGTTGCAGAGGGATTCAGATAAATTCTATCACCAATTAGATATCCAGAACCACCTCTTTCTACAGACAGACTTTCAATATCACCATCAGAGATAACAACATTAAATCTAGCTCCAGTACCAGGTCCATTTGTAGTTGAAGCTACACTTACATACGTTCCTGTAGAGTATTCGTTAGCTGGACCAATTGCTGAAACTGATCTTAATACTCTGTTAGTTCCTACTCCCGTAATTATATCTGTACCTATTCCAGCTGCATATCCTGTACCAACTCCAGTAAATGAAGTTCCCAAAGTACCAGTACAAACAAAAATATCATAAGGTTTTCCCAATCCGATTGTTACGTTACTAGTTGGATCCGGAACTCCATCCACATAATTAGCTACAGTAGTAAGTCCACTTACATTAAAATATGTTGCTAATCCAGCGGCAACATAAGCATTATCAAATCTTGCACTTTGAATACCAACAGTAGTACCGATACCGACACTAATATATGCAGTATTAAGTCTTGCACTAGAAATTCCAACAGTAGTACCAATACCGACGTTAATATATGCAAGATCAGTGGTTGAAGCCTGAACCACCATAGTTGTTGCGATACCAACATTCATATAATTATTGTCAACAATCATTGTTGTTGCAATACCCACACTAATATTACCAGCATTAATATATGCAGTCGTAATAATACCAGTATTAATTTTTGCAGTATTTGTATTTGTTGAGTTTAAATTTAAATCTCCACCATTTAATTGAGTAAGATTTAACTGCTGTATATTTGCATTATTGACATTTAGTACATCAAAATTTGCTTGACCCATAAATGGATCAACAAAAGCAAAGGATGTACTAAAGGCTAGATTTGAAAATACAAAGTTTACAATCCTAGAAAATGTAAATGAAGTACTTCCAGATGTACCCAAACCAACAGAAACATTAATTTGGTTAGCCCCAATTGAAGTAATTGTTGAAAACCCAGATGATCCGGGATAATCAACGTAGTCTCCAAGTGCAAGAGAAGTTGTTGTTATACTAGTAATTAAATCAGTACCAAGTCCAGACGAAGTACCAGTTCTTGTCGTAATACCAAGAGTTCCAGTAGAAGCCTGGGAAATTGTTACAGATCCACCATTTAAAGAAGAAATCCCAGTAACAGTAGTACCACTTAAAACTCCAGTTGCACTGACACCGTATCCAATTACTGTTAATGAAGTATTGACTCCAATAATAGTTGTGCCGTTGTTAGTTAAGAAATTACCTGTGGAAATTCCAGTAAAATCTTGAGTAACTGCAGTGGTGGTTGTGCCCGCTATTCCTAGGAAAACCGTAGCAATCCCAATGGAAACGACAGATACTCCTGCTCCAATATAAGTACCGCTTACTGCATAACCAACTCTGATATTATTTGTGGCAACCCCAACAATCTTATTAGATGGAGTTGCGGTTATAAGTCCAACTCTTTGAATAGGATCTTCATATCGTACCGTCAAACTTCTTGAAGTAATGTCTCCCTTTACATCAACGTTACCAATTACTTGGAATTCTTTTGATAAAGAACTAGTTCCAATACCTACTCCAGTCTTATTAATAATTTCTTGCGTTGATGCAGCGCCAACTAAAGGACGACCTCCTACAGTAACACCATCATGTACTACAGCAATATCAAGCGTAGTATCAATTGTTAACTCCCCTTCTGCTCCTGTGAATATTGCATGTTCCGATGTTGTCCCTCTTCTGAGTTGTACCTGCTTGGTCATAGTACTACGCGACTCAAATTACTATTTCTTCTGATTTATTTATCGTAATTAAATGATAGAGACATAAGTTCTTGGAATTTGATATGGATTGTCAATAGTAATAGCATAAGAGTCTGAAATATACACAGTTCCAACACCAATATATGGAGTTCTGGAGTAAGATTCTAAACCACTAGATAGTCCGAAAAGGGTTCCGGATGTTTGTGTATATCTCTTTGTGAGTGAATTATTTGAATCTCCAACAATGACAAGAGTACCAGAACCAGATGGAGCTGGAATAAACTTGATATTTGGATGAATAAGTTCTCCAGAAATAGTGATTGTTCCACTACTACTTGTTGGATAGACTGCAAATTCTCTGGTTGTTGCAGATCCAGAAATTGCAATATTTCCAATTCCAACATATAGGTATTCGGATTCAATTCTAGTTGTTGCAGAACCAGAAATTTGAAGAAGAATTGTGCCTTCTGGTGTCTGTGCAGAATATGATTGGGAACCTCCAGAAACTGCAAAAAGACTTCCGGAACCAACATAAGAATCAACATCCTTTTCAATACCGGATGTAAATGCAAATATTGTTCCAATTCCGGATTCTGCGTAACTTCTCTTGAGATTGGTATATGTGCCGTAGAAATTCTCAGAACCAGATCCACCATAAGTATAAATTGACCTTTCTTCTGTTTGTGCAGATCCATAGAAGTTGAAGAGAATCGTATTCTCTGGTGGATTTGCAATAAACTTGATAAAGGCAGAATCCTGATAATCGCAAGTAAATTCTTCAGAATCACAGGTATCATATGAATGATCAACTGTATGTGATACAAATCTAAAGACTCCAGAAGCAGGAGGATTTGGAGATTCTTTAGTTGTAGCAGTTCCAGTGATGGAAAGTGTTCCAGTACCATCATAAGAATTTGTTTTTCTTTCGACAAGAGTTCCATCAAAGGTATAAAGAACCTCAGTTTCTGGAGTCTGTGCAATAAAGGATTCTGATGCAGAACCAGAAACTGAATATAGAATAGTATTTTCTGGAGTTTGTGCTGATAATGATTCTGAAGCTCCACTAAGATTTGATATTGAACCGGATCCATTATATGAATTGGTTTTAGTGAAGTAAAGATTTTCACTTATGGTTACGATACCACTTCCACTATATGCATAAACTACCTTTTCGGTAATTGGGTTTGTTTGTTCCGAAATAACAATAGGATCTTGACCATCTCCAGAATATTGATAAAGTTTGATCCGTTTTGTAGATGCAATACCGAGAATATTAAGTTGACCCGATCCATTATAAGTCGTAATTGAGAAACTCTCATATGCAGTTCCAAGGAATTCGAATAAACCAGAACCAGCATAAGGAGTAAGAACTCCATATTTTGCGGTATTATTGGTTTGGTCGAATCTGAATGTCCCTATACCAGCATTGTCAGGCAATCCGCCGCCAGGGTCAGGATATCTGTTGGAATAATTTCTAGTGAATCCAGAGAGTTGAATTCCAGTAGTACCAATACCAATATTCTTATCAATACCATAATGTGGTGTATAGTCAATGTCTGGATGTAACAACTCTCCAGAGAAACTAAAGAGTTGCGTATTCTCTGGAGTTTGTGCAGAGTATGCCTCCAGGCCAGTTCCAGAGAAAGTAAAGAGTTGGGTATTTTCGGGAGTATTTGCAGAATAAGACTCTAGAGCAGTATCCGAAATAGTTAGAGTACCTAGACCAACATATGACTCTGTATTCTTCTCTACAATGGTTCCTGATAGGAGTAGAGTACCTATACCGACGTATGAATCTATATCCTTCTCTATACCATTTCCAGAGAAACTAAAGAGTTGTGTATTTTCTGGAGTTTGTGCAGAGTATGCCTCCAGACCAGTTCCAGAAATCTGAATTCCAGTAGTACCAATACCGATATTCTTCTCAATACCATAATGTGGTGTATAATCAATATTTGGATGTACAAGATTTCCAGATAGTTTAATAGACGCATTCAGTAAATTAATATTACCAAGAGTTCCAAAAGTTTCTTGAACATAATCTGGTAATCTGAATACAAATCCAACTTCCCCACTAATACTGAAGGTGGCATAACTATAGTCTTCAGTAAGTTGACTAAATGACGTTATTGGTGTGGTTGTTGAAACTACATAACCAGAACTCCATTTAGAAGCAGGTCCAATATCAAAATTTACATAATCTCTAGAACCTATTGCTGCGTTGGAAATCCAATAATTTAATGCAACAATTGAAGATGCATTTGCAGCATAAGTTACTACATAATTGTCAACAACACGATATGTACCGTTGGAAGGTCCACCAAATCCAGTTGCATTACAGCGAAGTTTCCATTGATCCGTAAAGTTTGGTGATAGAATTCCAGTATCTACCCAACCCGTTACAAAATCAGTACCATAGACCTTTATAGTTTGATATTGGATAGTTTCCGATCCAATACCAATAATATTGATATTTCCTCTTCCGGAATAATTTCCTATAGTTGCAGATTGAGTTGCTGCACCGTTGATATTGAATAATCCAAATGGATATAGAGTAGAGGACCCATATCCTACAATTGGACCCCAAGCTTCTCCACCATCATTTGGAATTGATACCAATCCCCAATCAAAAAATCCATTATATGGAGGTGTTTCCGTGAGTAATCCCCAATCATCATATTCAATGATGATGGAATCATAGTCATCATAAACTTTAGTGATGGACTCTGCAGCTCCACTTAGAGCGCTAAATGTTCCAAGTCCAACCCAAGAATTTATTGACTTTGGAGTAGCTCCACCAGAAATCTGAATTCCTGTAGTACCGATACCAATATTCTGATCGATACCATAATGTGGCGTATAGTCAACCTCTGGATGAACAAGAGGAATTCCGTAAATAGTTGCCGTACCTATACCAACGTATGAATCTACGTCTTTCTCTATACCAGTTCCAGAGAAACTAAAGAGTTGCGTATCCTCTAGTGGATTTGCACTAAAGGATACTAGAGTATTATCACCTTCAATTCGTACTGTACCAGAAGATACATAAGGACTTAAGGATCTTTCTAATCCATTACCAATCTCGAATAAAGTACCCGTACCAGCCCAAGTAAAGGTTACATTTTCGTCAAGTGTCTTGGAAACTTGAATAGTACCAGAAGCATCAAATTTATTTGAACTTCTTTCTTCTGCAGTACCAGATATATTTCCTATAGACCCAAAAGGTATTTGAGTAAAAGTACTTGTTATTGCAAACCAATCTTCAGAGGTAGCTGATGCACTACTTATTTGTTGATAATCTTCGCTAACACTCGGCGAAGATGCAATAAAACCAAAATCTTCTTCCGAGTAAATGTCTTCTGTTGTTATGTCATAAACATAGACATTACTCATTTTTTTATAACTCTACCGGCAATGTTAATGTTCATTATAAAAATGGGGATCGCCATTAACAAGCAATCCCCAAGTACATAACAAATATTCTATTGTTAGATAGAATCAATCAAGAGCGACATTCAAGGTAATCTTGATTTGGTCACCATAGTTTTGAATGGTGTAAGGTCCATTTGTAAATCTCTCAGCATACATAATTGAACTATAGAGAGTTGCTGTACTCAATCCAGCAATTGCATTTGGAGTAGGAGTTAATGCGGGAGTAGTATAGAACTCACTAGCATTTGGAACCGAGAATACGGTATAAACATTGGATGATAAAGTGGTATTACCTGCTCCAGCAGCAATATAAAGGATATCCCCAGCTACTAATTGGTGACCAGATCTAACAATCTTACCAAAACTAAATTCAACACTTGGATCAGTAGCAACCTGAATGTTGTCAATAAGTGGTTTGTCCAGATATACAACTTTAAGAGCTCTATCAATACCAATTACAATTGTTCCTGTTTGGATACCAGCATTTCCACCAACAACTTGACCTAAAGTGAGATCATCAATAGACACATCTGGATCAACAGTTATATAACTATTTCCGATAACTCCAATGGTTGGATCACCATTAGTTCCCTTACTAACTGTAGTACCAATTCCTACTGATGCAGCGTGAACAACACCTTGTACTGCAACTGGCATATTATTTGCTCTGGTTACATAGTAACCATAAACATCACCAGCATCTCCAGTGAACGTAAAAGTTTGTTCTGGATAGGTAGCGGTGGTACCGGAACCAACTTGGTTAATTCTCCAACGAGAACCATTCAAAAGAACTCCAGTCTGAGAAGTATAAGATTGATCAGTTCTATTATTTACGCAATATGGATAACCTGTATAAGGAGCGTATCCGTAAGCATTGGTGTTGCCAATACCATATGGTTCAAAATATCTAGTAGCAGAAGGAACGTCCGATTCTGCTGGAGTAGTATTACTCGTAAAAAGTTTTAAGACTAAGTTTCTTGGAGATTGTTCTGCAAGACTTGCAGTATGGTTGTTCTGTGCAACCAAGTACCTGAGTGACTCAAGTTCTCCAATATTTGGGACTAGTAATGCCATTTAAACAACTCCCTCTACAGGCTATGATTTTTGATAACTATCTTTATTTATAATTTTAATTTTAAAGAGATTAGAAATCTATTGATGTTATTCACAGCGATGACATCAAAAGTCAAAATATCTCCGGATACTAATGTAGTATCCCAATTATTTAGAATGTCATCTCGTACTTTTCTGGAATTCGACATTTGGGGGTAAGTTCCACCGACTATAGATGCAAATGTGGGAAAATTAGTATAGTTTGATTTTTTAATATCAATCGTCAAATCACCTTGTTGATCGGATAGTATTGTTAAAGTTTCAATAACTCCACTCACATCTAAAGTTACAGATCCCTTATTTCCAGAAAGCATCGCAATTGACCCACTATCTACAACATAATTAATAGTTCTAGTAAGATCTGCAGTTGTTGCAAGAGCAATGATAAAAACATCATCTCCAAAATTTGGAGCAATAGTGAAAATTATATTATTCGTTGAGGTAGTATAATCCTCAATGGGTTCCATTACTAGATTATTCTTAACAACTATAAGTTGTTGATCATTAATTGGAACATAAGAAGTCCCGCTTGCAGTTAAACCAAAAGTATGAGCAACTCCAGTAAATTGGGAGTTTATATTGCCAAGAATTATATTTCCATACTGAATTGATTTAGTAGGAATCTCATAATCTACACCAATTCTATAGGGACCGGGTTCATTTAACGTTACTAAGTAATCAGTCATTATGATACTCCTGGGGTAACTAAAACATTACCTTGAACTGCCCTAGTTCTATATGCATTTGGTGAGATCAAAATAACATCATAAACATACCTACCACCTTCTATAGAATCGGATGCAGTATATCCCATTGAAACGGTAATCTTACCATTCAATCTGTCCGTAAATGATAAAGTAAGTGGATATGCATTAGTAGATGTTGGGTGTTTTCTTATTGAAGAAATTCCCGTATATCCAGTTAAATTTAGTGGTGAATTATTTTGATTCCTGATAGTGAAGGTGGCTTGAAAGTCAACGCCTTGCTCAAGAACCAAGTTTACGTTTCTAGCCGCCATTATTGGAATCTACCTTTTTAGTTATTTATGGATTGATATCTAATTTTTGAAGAATCATCTTCATCAAGTCTTTCATTTCATTAATATCTCCTTTTAATTGATCAATTTCAGAAACTTGGGATTTTAATTCATTAAGTTCGGAAATTTCCTTAAGTTTCATTTCTTTCAATTCCAAATATTTTTGAAATTCATTATTGGACCCATTCACAATAGCTCCAGAATTCATATCTCTATATAAGTTTGGATTACCTTCAACTTGAAGTTTCATAACCTTATGCAGTCGCAATAATACGTAGATTCTTTATTTGTGGAACAAATGAAGAGTTTGTTCCGGTCATATGTATCTTAACTTGGAATATAGTAAACTGTGGTAGTTGACTTGCAGTAAATTCATAAGATTTGAAGTCAGTAACACTATTTGAAGAAGTTACCAATGTATCTGGTTTGCCGTTATTATTGGCTGGAATAATTACATTTCCATTAATATCCAAATTATCATATCCGGGAAAAAGTTGCCATAATGTGTTTGAAACCGTGGCTCCATCAGGTCTCACAGTTCTATAAAGAACTCTAATATCAGAACTTGCGTGTCTATATGCATCAAATAGTACTTTTAAATTATCTGATGATTTTTCTAATTGTACTACTTTAGTAATATAACTAGCGGCAACAGGATCTCCACTTAATAAATTAACTCTGTAGTCCGTTGCATAATTTGAAATTGGAGAATTAATTCTATTTGCAACGGTAATTACATTAACTCTATGCAAATCTATTAAAGGACTTACTTTGGAATTTTTAGTTTCCATATTCAGTTCCAGAGTAAATGATTTATTTCCTGGATAATTTGACAATTGATTGATTTCATTCACATTAGAACAAATTATTCTAGGAGAACTCAAATAATTATCAGAATTCAAAGATATTTCTTCAAATCCTTGATCAATGAATGGAGTTATCGTACTATCTGGAGTTGATCCAGAAAAAGTCCTAATTGAACCAGTAATTGAAGTACCCTCGGGCAATAGTGTTTGTATATTTGGTCTAATAATATTGAATGGAATATTTTGAGTAGCTCTAGGACTAAAACCAACTATTTTAGATGTATCATAAGAACCACAGGACTTGCTTTGTGCAAAGTATAATTCTGGTGTGGTGAGATTAGTTGATGTTCTATTGACGCCATTTGTACTCATATTAAGTTTAATGGTATATGCATCCAATTCTATTGGATATGTGTCCAAATCTGTTCTTGAAAATTGATGAGTGGTATTGATCCTTCTAAGAGATACTCCATTTAATTCATATTTGTATATTGCATCACCAGAAGAATATGAACTTGCAAGAGTTCCATCAACTTTTCTAGTAATTCCTGATAAAACATAACCAGTTATGCTAGTATATCCAACAACTTCCGAACCAATAAGGGCATAACCAGGATTTGATGCACTTATTGGTAGATTTTCAAAACTGGTAAATATTCCAACCGAAGATACTGTTATTCCAGAAGTGGAAGTAGAATTTAAATCTGCATCTAGTTTTGCTGGTTTTTGATCTGGTTGCATTCCAGAAAGAGTAACGCGATCATCACTATAATACATTCCGTGACTATAATGTTGTACTTTAAAATGCAATCCATCTTGCAGAAGATTTGTGGAAGTTACCGTAGAAACCCCCAAAGTTGCAGTACCCGCAGAACCAACATAATAAAGATAACCAGAGGAATTTACTATGGGATTTCCCTGTACATTGGTCAAAAGTAAAGAAGTAAACTTATCAATTACCCCAACATTATTTGGAATTGATAGAATTAAATCAGTTCCTAAATTGTCGGTGCTAGAAGAATAATTTACATAAAGGGTATCTCCGTAAGTATACCCAGTTCCTCCAGCAGAAACTGTGGCGGCTATTGCAACACCACCAGAAACACTTAGATTTACTTTTGCACCAGATCCATTTCCACTGAGTGTTATTAAATCGACATTGGAATACGTTCTAAATCCAGAAGTAAATCCAGTTCCAGCAGAAGAAATTGATAAAGTACTTCCAATACCAATAGATCCAGAAATACTTTCAACAGAACCTTTAAAGAATGGATTATTTAATTGTAATACTGTAGTTCCATTAGATAAATTAACAACTTCTGTTGATGTAAGACTTTTTGCAATTCCAACTAAAAGTTTCCTGGAATAAGCATCAATTGGATTTTGACTTAGGGTTGCAACCTGTTTGTTACTATCACTCAACTCTGGATTGTAAAATCTAACTGAACTTGATCCAGTAACAAAATCGGCTCTATAAAGTGTCAGTTTCAAGTCCTCAAGTTGACTGGGATCCCACGTAGCGCCATTCTGCGACTTAAATAACGAACCCAATAATGGTTGTTGTGAGACAATTATTTTTTGAGATTCAATTTTATTAATTGTAGTTACATCTTCTTCACCCATTCTTGAGATGAATACTCTATATTCGTCAGATGCAGAAAGAAGAACAACAGCATAAGCTTTACCCCCTTGCAAATAAACTGGGGAAGGAAATGTAAATGTCGTGGCTTTAGACCCGTCTTCAGATGTTGATACTGCTGATGGGTTCAATACTACTTCACCAAAAGGCAAAATTTCTTGAGTTGGAAGTCCTGTTTGCAAGGTCCTAATTTGCATTGTGACTGGTATGCCCTTAAGATCTTTGGTTGAAAAGAATACATCACATTTAGTAATAAATACTCCATTTTCATCAGGAACTTCAAAAGATTCGGCTAACGGATCGACCCATCTAGTTTGTACAGTTGATCTATTAATAACAGATGTACTTGCAACAGTCTCAGTCTTGCTACTCGTAAGGGTTCTTTCATCAGTTTTAATAGACCTTTCTATTTGTGCATTTCTAATCCTGAGAGTAGTTTCTTCAACGTTATTTAAAGTACCCGATGAAGTAAATTTGGTTTCCGCAGTACTATCAGTTGATCCTGAAATAGTGATATTCTTATTACTGGTAGTTAATGTAAATGTCTTTTCCCCTACGGTAAATTTTGGAGTAGATGTCAGTTTTGGATCTGGGATGAATAATGATCCGATTAATGTTCCACTAACATCACTAATTAATCTTAATTTAGATACTGTTGCTATTGATCCACTAGTTGAACCTACAAGTTTCATTCCAGGAACTACATATCCATAATAACCAGAAGCCGACTGCAATTCCAAACTAGCTGTATCAATATTCAATGTTGATGACGTACTTGAATATGCACTAGGCATACTTTCAGTGGGGTTATAGGGATTTTCTACAAAAACTTCTGTTGGATCATTATATGGACCGTATTTGTGATTACATTTAGACACTCTAAAACTAATTGAAACCGATCCCAATTTACCTACAACCTTTTCTCCAGTAATAAATGTTCCCGAATTCATATTAATTTCTAATAATTTCGGAACCATATAATCATTTACATCCACATTATCAAAAAATGCATATAATTGAGTTTTTGGTTTCAATCGTTTAGCAACAAATTCGATATTTCTAGACCTCATTGTATGAATAGTATCTGTGGAAACTACTTTATTCCCAAGATTTACCGAATCATATTTTTCGGAAACTTTGTATTGAATTCCTTCTCTGGATTGTTTTGTAGTAGTTAATGTAGTTGCATTTGTAAAATTAGTGTATTGATCTTTGTAATTTATTGTTGTAGTTATTGGAATTCCTCTTCCTCTTTGAAAACCACCTCTAGATTCACTTCTAGAAGTCTCTGTAGCTCCAATATAAATGCTGCCCATATTTACTCTACCAGTTTCCTGAGTACCAGTCCAAGTCGTTTCCCAAGAACCCCAATCAATTGGAGAAAGTCCTGTATTAGAGTTTGCCCCGAATTGTTGCATAGATGCAGTATAACTACCTTCCTGATCCACAGTTTTTTTAGAAAGAGAAGTTTCTATCCAAGTATCACTCGAAGGACTTAAATTAATCACACCAATCCAATTTACAACATTAAATGGGTTTACATTTTCAGTTCTTGTAGCAAATTTATTTTGCAAAAATACTTTATCAGTATATTTCAAACAAATTATATCTCCAACTTTAACAGTATTTGGACTACCCAATTGACTGACAAATCTATAGTCAGCATCAGGATTTGATGTGGAATTTATTCCACTAACAACTTCGGATCCTAACAAAAGGTCCAGCCCAGAAGTATAATGTTGTGGTCTTAATAATCCATTAGAAGTGTCAATACTACACTTAAAATCTTTATTCGATGATTCTCCACCGAGAATGGACTTAAAGTTATCAACAAAAAATCCAGACTTAAATTTATCTAAACCTGTTACGGAATCTCTTATAGTTAAATTTTTAGTATCAGTTTCTAATAAAGATAACGCAGTATATTTTTCAACATTTTTCAATCTATCTTCTAATTTAGATATATCTTGCATTCTATATCTTTTATGTGAAGAAAGCTGCACCGAAATATTTTCAGTGGAGTCAACATATGGTGGTAATAAAAATGTTCCTATCTCTAAAGAAGTTTCAATGTCTGCGGGAGATTTTGGTGTCAATGATGGAACTCCTTTATTGACAAAAAATTCTCCATTCTGATTTACATATAATTTATCAATTCTTCCGAGATAATATGAATATGAAAGTATAATTTGACTATCTTTAGCAATAATATGGGGAGTATTATTTGTTGTAGAATTATATTTCCTGCCATAATATTCAAATGGTGAATATGGATTAGTAGAAGAATTATATGGGAGTACTCTAGGTCTAAGATCAATAACTTCTGTTGCAAGTATAGAGTCAACTGTGGGAATATCATCACTAATTCTATCTTGATCAAAAGAGGTTACAGTTACAAAATCACCAGAATCATTTGCATCTATTGTGTAATTTTGATAAATTATTTTTAATTTTCTACTTGGAGCAGTTACTCCTTCTTTTCTTTTTATATACGAATAATCTGCAATTTCTGAGGAAGATCCGGAATAGAAAACATAATCACCCACAATATTTCTATCTCCATCCGTAAATGATGCTATTATCCCAGAAACTTTAGATTCATTAAATGTTACTTTTTCTCCCGGAATAAAAGTATTCTCATTAAAATATACAAAATCTACAGTGTCGGTGGAATTATTAGATACCAATAATCCAATAGAATTACTATCTGCACCGATTATTAGTTCACCATTAATTGAATTTAAAATATTAGTATTTAAATTACTTAATTGTAATTTTGGTAATTCTGGTTCATTCGTAGTAGATGATTCAAAAATAGAAAGAACCCTTAAAACATCAGGAACATTTAAACATATTTGATTGTCTTGAACTCTAGTCCCATAAACAGTATTGTAAGTCAATCCATCATTTAAAGTTGTGCTGCCAATACCTGAAGATGAATTGGAAGATAGTTGAACAGTTAATGATGTTGCTCTTTGAAAAGTTTTTTTCCTTGTCTTTAAATTTTTCTTTCTAAGAGTAGTCGTCAACGTAGCATTAGTATCAGATGATTTACTAAGTGAAACTAAATTAATTGTTCTAGCACCACTTATAGAGACATTTTGAGATCTTAATGACTGAATAGTTCCATCAGAATATACAAGATTATATCCTTCTACAGTAAAAGGTTCTATGCTTAAATTAGTATCCGTTTCCAATGTAACGGTTGCTGAATTTGAACTTATAGTGGGAATATTGTAAGATTTTCTGATAACCATTTCAGAATCGGTCAGATCAACGGAAGCAATATAATTTTTTTCATATTCTGAATACAAATACGAATCCTTATTATTAAGTATTTGTGGGACAACTTTTATCAATCCAGTTGCGGTTATCGTTGAACTTGGTAAAGTACCATCGCAAACATTACTTACTGAAGGTACTGCAGCTAAAGTAATTGTTTTTCCACTAGTATTGACATTTGTTACTACATTATAAGTTGGCAAAGTTCCAGATTGTTTGGAATAAGCTATAATATCACCGGTAGAAATACCTACACCAAAATTACCATAAGAATTTGTCACTATTCCTGTAGAACCTACAGTAAATATTGATCCTACAGGAGCCAAATTTACATAACTGTTAAAAATTACGTCACCAGTAAAATTGGTTTCCGGTCCAACTACTTGACAAATATCCTGGACTGTATAATCTCTTAAGGAAGTAATAATTCTAGAATTTAGTACTCCATTTATTTTTATAGTCTCATTTTTAGAAAAAGTTCCGGAAACTTGATATAAAACCAATTGATTACTATTTGAAACGTTCTGTGACAAATATCCATAGGCACTACTGTTCTGTCCTTCAATAAAGGCGGGAGCACTCAGAGTAATGGTGGAATTTAAATTTATATAAGTATAAGTTTGAATATCATATAGAGAAAGATCGAATACAGTTGATCCATTGACATAATTGGAATTTTCTAGTCGCAAATCATATGCTCTAGCTACACCTATTTCAAATCCAGAAGCAATTCCAGAACTTGAAGTTCTTCCGGAATATAGTTTGATAGTTGTTCCATACCCAATAGGCAAATCATTGTAAACATTATTAATTTGTATCTGGTTACCGAGAGAAAAAGATATATTGGTATCCTGTACAGTATCAGTAGTTCTTGGTTTTTCTAAATCTAAATTTATTGTATTAAGAGTTTCTACCTCAAATCCACGAACATACGCCTTTCCTGGAGATACTTGTACAGATAATAGATCCTTAGATGGAGTATTACCTTGTTTTGTTAATTGTTCCGAGTTATATACGCCATTATTACCAATACCGTCATTTAAAGACTCTTTTATTTCTACTTTAAATGGAACGACGTAATAATCTCCAGATTCATCGTGGGTTCTTCTTGCCAATTCTGCCCTAACAAGATTTGGAGTATCTTCGGATTTTGAAAATACCTGACGTACTCCATCTACTAAACGCATTAATTCAATAAAATTCTCATCATTAAAATCAGTTAAAGATTTTTTAACTAGTGTTGCAGATATTTTTAATCTATCCGCTCCTGGTGCAGCAAAATTTGAAAATCCTCTAGCGTTATCATACAAATCTGGATTTGATTGTGATGCAACTGCAATAGTTTCGTCTATGGATAATCCAACCCTATAGGATGGTAAATTTGAATATTGATCCAGAATTAATGTTTGACTAAAAACATCAACAAAAAATCCTCTAAAAAAATAAACTCCATCCTCAATTTTAGCAGCTGTTCCAGTTGATGTCGAACCGGAAATAATTGTAGTTGCAAAAGTAGATTCAGATCTAATTGTTGACAATGAATATGAAATATCTTCAAGTGTGATTAAATTTTCACCGTCAATGAAGGTATTTGTTGCAAAATCATTCTCACTGGATGTTAAGTACTTTATGTACAGAGTATAATTATTTTTTTCAGATTCGATATTTGTTATATAATTTCCAACTTTAGCGGTTACTCCACTAATTTCTCCCTTAATGGTCTTTCCTACAAGATTTTCAATATAAAATGAAATTGATATTCCCAAATGACTTGGATCTATTTCGACACAAGTATATTCCGAATCATAGGCAATATTACCAGGAACAACAACTTCACCTTCTTTGAAGAAATGTTTACCAAATTTTTCAACTTGATTTTGTAAAATTGATTGTAATGTTGTGAGTTCTCTGGCTTGGATTGGTGTTCCTGGTTTAAATAATACTTTTTGATAATTTTTTGCTGTATCAAAATCATCAAAATATGGAGATGTATTTAGATTGGTATTTTGTGCCATTTTGATTTAGAACTCCAGGACAATTTTGATATCTTCTTTTTGACTCGCAGATCTGGGAATTGGAACTCTGTTGTCTATGTAAATAATATCTCCAGATTTTTTATTATATTCAGCAGAAGAAATTCCAGCAGAAAAATTGAGACCTAATGAATAACTAGTATTATTTATTGTCGTAGAAATGCCATTAAAATTCCCATTGATCTGCAATGCAGGTCCAACAATAGAACTACAATTAATAGTGACTCCATATCCAATATCTGGATTTGAAGTAAATGGAATTATTTTGAAACCAGTTGCACTTGAAGCTGACCCAACAGTTTGATAATATTTCAAAACCCCAGTAATTGGATCCCAAGATGCAACAAACCCAATTGCAGTAGATCCCAATCCAACATTTTGAGTAATTTTTGAGTCTATTGCATAAGTAGTATTGGTTGTAACACCGGCCAATTTTAAACCAGATAACCCACTTACGACGGAAACATCTAATAATTGGTTATCACTATTAAATTCTGTTGGATTTCTAAGTATTCCAACTCTAGCAAAATCATTATTTAAGATAATATCTGGGTTTTGTCCATCAGTTGCATATCTAGAATACAATAAAACTCTATATGATCCAAGTTCCCTGTATATATCATATCCGTGGCCACCTTTTGGTGGAATTATAACTTGAAATTCAGTATAAGAAGTATTACCTATTCCAGTATTATTCAACTTGCCTAATGGACCAGTAATTTCTGACCCAGGAGCTCCTGGATAAAATTCGATAGTACCAAATGTATAATCCCTACCTCCATCAGTAACAAAAACTTCCGAAACTTTGCCAAATGAATCAATCGTTATTGTTGCTTTTCCGCCAGAACCATCTCCAAGAATAGGTACATTTGAGAATGAAGTGGATAAAGGTTGGTAATTAGATCCCCTATCATTAATTAAAATAACTTCTATTTTTCCATCAATTGCATTATTTTTTGTCGATATACTCTCACCAACCAATCCCCAATCATTTGGTACTGGAACATATTCAATTGAATCAAATTTTACTATTTCCGATGGTTTAATTGTATACAAATACTTCCATACATATCCATCCCCACTTGCGCCAGCAGCTCTTGGCTCTAAATCAATAAAAGTTGGTTGATCATATGAAGGTCTTCCTTTAGGATTTTCTGGGTCCGTGCCATTGTTCAAACAAATATAAACCCTAAAATCTTCATTTATTACATAATAATTTGCTTCATACAAACTAGTTTGACCTGTTACTGGGGTTGGATTATAGACACTATAATCGTGTCTATACATTTCATAAGTATTTCCAGCAACCCAAGTAACTTTTCTGATCAATCTTCTAATATCATCAGAAGATATTTGTTGCATTGCAATGATACTTTCTTTTATCTCAAATTCTTCTTTAAATCCATCTAAAGGAGCTGGGGTATTTGTCGCCCAAATTGGAGAACCACCTGCTTCCAAACTTAAAGCATTAGGTAATCCAATAAAAGTATAATAAGTATTTGAAGTATCAGCAACTCCGGTAACACTCTTGGCGAAGTTCTCTGCATTCAATATTCTAAATTGGTCAGATATGATAGCGGGCATTTTTAATTGCTACTTTTTCTTTTATTTAGTTACTTAATAACCCTCTTGTTCTAATTACTTTAGGTGAACTGGATATACCTACTAACCCACCGTCATTGTAAACATCGAAAGATTGTGGGAATCCCAAAACTCTGTTTTGATAATCATAAATTGCGCCCCAACTATATCTTCCATAAAATCCATTAGTTCCAATACCAGTTTGATTTTTACCTCTTGCATAAACTTGGACATAATTGTCGGATGGGGATTTGGGAGCAAAATTACAAGTAACTGTTACTATTCCAAGTGCAACATTTGGTGAAGTTACACTCTCAACTCTATATACTCCATTAATAAAGGAAATTGCAGTACCAACTTTGGAGTTTGGATAGTTAGACATTCCGCCTAATGCAGTTGTAATACCGATTAAATCGTGCCCAGTGGCAACATTACTATCACTAATGGTAAAGTAATCTCCAACTTCCAATTGTGGGTACAATACCCCGAAACTATTTAAGGAAGAATATCCAATTCCAAGACCATTATCATATGAATCCGATTTCAAAATAAATTCAATTTTTGGAGTAGTCGTTCCGATACCAGGAGTTCCAGCTAAAAATGTATTAATTCCAACAATTGTACCAAAATCTCCTTTTGATTTTATTGATACGAGTTTTTCTTTTTTAAAGATATCTTGTTCTATAATAAATGGTGGTAGAGAATTTGTATCATATCCAAACCCACCATCAGTTATGATTACAGAAGTTACTATGCCAGCAGAAACAAAAGCTTCACCAGTCGCTTGATGGTAGATCGGAGTAGAGGATATGGATGTTCCACCATATCCAACCAATAGATAAGTTCCATCGTACCCAAGTGAAGGTACATTAATTATATCTTTAATTAAATTGAATTGATTCGTATCCCTATATATCCAATTTGCAAGATTAAGTGAATAATAAAGATCTCCAGTAGTGGTTAGTCCTACATAAACTCCGTCACTATAATTAATATCTACAAAATCAACAGAAACATTTGTAGGTATGGGAATATAACTAGATTTGTTACTTGATATTCCAATTTCTCCATTATTTCCTACAATAATAAATCTTCCATTGGTATATATTACCTTATTGAGATCTACTGTGGTAAATTTAGTATCTTCTTCCCAGATTATTCCATTGGTGGAAGAAACTAGAGTTCCATTTGATCCAACAGCGACAAAATATCCACTTAATCTATCAGAAGAATAAGCAACACTATTCAAATCGGATAAAGTTTCGGAAAATCTGTTTATATAGGAATCCGTAGAAATTCCTGTACCTGTAAAAATAGATCCTCCGGTTCCAACAGTAACGAAAGTATCGTATGAACTTGCATAGACAATATCATTCAAAGTACCATTATAAGTTGTTGGAGTTCTACTGATGACTCCAAGACCTGGAATAGAAGCATCTTCTAATAAAGAAATTTTGGACCAAAGAGATATGGTGGATGCATATCCCGTAGATTTAATAACAGTAGCCAAATTACCTACTGATATAAACATAGAAGAATTGCCCAATCCAACTGAAGTTATAGCCTTAAAGTTCAAGTTACTCAAGTTGGTTGAATATCCAACAATGGAAGAACTATTCCATATTTCTCCATCCAAACTTGTAGACAAAATAGAAGAATTACCAACGGCAACAAA